AATGGTTATGTAATTTCCACTGATAGTGCTATCACTATTGGAACCACTAATATTGTATTCAGCCAGTTCTCTGGTGCTGGTCAAATCACTGCTGGTGCTGGTTTAACTAAGTCTGGCAACACTATTGATGTTGTTGGAACTTCAAACCGTATTACCATTAACGCTGACTCAGTTGATATTGCTTCCACTTATGTTGGACAATCTTCCATTACTACTCTTGGCACTATCGCCACTGGTACATGGCAGGGCACTATCGTTGGTGCTACTTATGGTGGTACTGGTGTTAATAATGGATCTAATACACTAACACTGGCAGGTAACGTATCTCATGCTGGCTCATTTACTCAGACATTTACTGCAACTGGTAATACTTCTGTTACGCTTCCAACCAGTGGCACTCTTGCTACTCTTGCTGGTTCTGAAACATTCACTAACAAGACACTAACATCACCAACAATTAATAGTGGTGCGCTATCAGGAACATTCTCTGGTGCTCACACTATGTCTGGTGTTGCTACTTTCTCTAATACAACTGATGCTGGTCCTCTTGGAACTGCTGGTGTTGTAATGTCTGGTGGTTTGTCTGTGACTAAACAGATCTACGTTGGCACGAATATTACTGGCGCTGGCGCAGCAACTTCTACTCTAGATGGCTTCCAGATTGATGGCGGTACATACTAAGTAACTTTTAGTGGGGGGTTTTTACTCCCCTTTTTGATCTCCTTTTTTAAGGTTAGAGCATGGCGAATAAGTTTCTTCTTAAGAAGTCTTCGACTGCGGCAAAAGTTCCGCTAACGAGCGACTTAGACTATGGTGAGTTAGCACTTAACTACACCGATGGCAAGCTGTATTATAAGACAGCTAGTAATGCAGTTGATGTGTACGCATCAATTACAGCCACAGCAACTCTAACCAACAAATCCCTTACGTCTCCAACATTAACTGGAACACCAGTAGCACCTACGGCTACAGCTGGCGATGTGTCAACTCAGGTAGCAACTACAGCCTTTGCAGACAATGTAGCCCTAAATAAAGCTGTAGCAATGGCAATCGCACTGGGATAACATATGGCAACTGACACAAGAGAAAAACTAAAAGAATACTGCCTACGTAGTCTGGGCGCACCTGTGGTCGAAATCAACGTAGATGACGACCAGTTGGAAGATCGTATTGACGAAGCCATTGAATATTGGCGACTATATCACTCCGAAGGTATTGAAAAGATCTATCTGAAACATCAGATCACACAAGATGATTTTACCAACAAGTATATCCCTCTAACAGATTTAATTTATGGTGTAACCAAAGTATATCCTGTTACAACTGGAACTGGCGGTTCCAAAAACATCTTTGATCTTCAGTACCAACTGCGTCTGAACGATCTGTATGATCTAACTTCTACCTCTATCATTTACTATCAAACAGTAATGAACCACTTGGCTCTGCTCGACTTCACGTTGAATGGCCATACGTTATATAGATTCAATCGTTTTCAAAATAGACTTTACCTTGACATTAACTGGGCAACCGATGTGGAAGTGGGTGAATTTGTTTTGGTAGAATGCTATCGTGCCATGGATCCAGCTGTGTTCCCTAGAATGTATAATGAGTCATGGTTGAAACATTATACCACTGCTCTGTTCAAAGTACAGTGGGGCACTAACCTTAAGAAATTCCAGGGTCTGCAACTTCCTGGTGGTGTTACCATCGATGGCGATAAACTATACGATGAAGGCAAACAAGAAGTTGAGTCACTGGAGCAAGAGTTAATGACTAAGTCTGCTCCGCTCGAATTCTTCATGGGATAATATGGCTCGCAATGTATACTTCACCCATGGAACAAAGAACGAACAGTTTCTCGTTGAAGATCTGATCGTTGAGTCTCTGTCCATCTATGGACAAGACATGTACTACATTCCAAGAACACTTGTTGGTAAAGACGAGATTCTCGGTGAAGATAGACTAAGCGAATTTAAAAGTGCTTATCCGATCGAGATGTATCTGGAGAACGTAACTGGCTTTGAAGGTCAGGGTGCGTTTATACAGAAGTTTGGTTTAATGATGGAACAAACAGCAACACTCACTGTTGCTCGTAGACGTTGGGAACAACTCATTGGTCGTTTTGGTCAAACCATTATTCCAAATCGCCCATGCGAGGGTGATCTGCTTTACTTTCCACTGACCAAAGGTCTCTTTGAGATCAAGTTTGTCAAGCATCAAGACCCTTTCTACCAACTCGGAAAACTCTACGTATTTACGCTAGAAGTTGAGTTATTTCAGTACTCTTCTGAGCATATCGACACAGGAGTTAAGGAAATTGACGTGTTTGAAACACTCAAGTCCTTTTCTATTGATGGTGCTGATAGACTGCTTACGCAGGATGGAAACTACCTTACTTTGGAAACAGGTGAGCATATTATCCTTGACTTCAGTATTGACAAGCAAGATTCTTATGGCGACAATAAGAAATTCCAACTTGAGTCAGATGCCATTACCTTTGACGCAACTAACCCATTCGGTGAGGCTGTATAATGCTGGCTGGTCAAACCTTCTATCATCAAACCATCCGCAAGACCATTGTGGCATTTGGTAATCTGTTCAGCAATATTAAAATTGAAAGACAGAACAAAACCGATGGTGCCATTGAACAGATGCTTCAGGTTCCACTGGCATATGCTCCAAAGGAAAAATGGTTGGTTCGTTTGGACTCTGATCCAAACCTATCACAACATACCTACACTTCTCTTCCGAGATTATCCTTTGAGATAACAGGTATGACCTACGATTCAACTCGTAAGGTTGGTCGTATGAATCAGATTGCAGTCAATAAAAGCGATCGCCTTCAACAACAGTTTTCTCCCGTGCCCTACAATATTGATATCAGTTTGTACGCACTAACCAAAACACAGGAAGATGGACTGACAATCATCGAGCAGATTTTACCAACATTCACACCAGACTATAATCTATCAGTAATGATGATTCCAGAACTGAATATCAACCAAGATATACCAGTTATACTAAATAGTGTGAATGTTCAGGACGATTATGATGGAGATTTTCAGACTCGTCGTTTTGTGACTTATACGCTTAACTTTACATTGAAGGTTAATCTGTTTGGAAATATTTCAGGTCAGACAGATATCAGAACAGTCAATGCGAATATTGCGCAAACTGAAACCGAACAAACACTATCAAATTACACAGCGACTGTTGTACCAACGACTGTGATTCCCACACAGGAATCATATTCAATCAATCAGAATTGGGCAGATGGTCTCTAAGGAGAAGAAATGGCAAAATCAACAATCAATCTTGGAACTACACCGAATGACCGCACTGGCGATACGCTACGTGATGCGGGAAGTAAGGTAAATTCTAACTTCAGTGAACTCTATACCGCACTCGGTAATGGAACAGCACTTAACATTGCATTGACTGGAGCAACTAGCGGACAGGTTCTTAAGTTTAATGGAACCAATTTCGTTCCAGCAACTGACTTAAATACTGATGCAGTTACTTCTGTAAACACTCAGACTGGTGCAGTTGTTTTGACCAGTGAGAATGTAGCAGAACCAGCCAACAATACATTACTAACTACTGTTGTAATTGCAGGTACTGCTGGTCAGTTTACTTGTGCTGCAACAACACTGGTTGTTGGACAAACAGTTACGATTACTGGCACACTGGGTGGTACTGGATCTATTACTGGTTATACAACTGGGAGAGTTTATACAATTTCAGCGACTAATGGAACAAGCAGTTTCACTTTACAATATAATGGTGCTGCTATCGTTACTACTGCTGGTACTCCAACTGGTTTAACATATACACCAAGCACTTTAAATGTTTACTTTTCATCTTCACGTGCACGTAATGCGCTAAGTGCAACTAGTCCAATTGGTTATAGTTCTTCTACTGGTGTAATTTCTTTTAGTGGAAATACAGATAATCTTCCTGAAGGTTCTACCAATCAGTACTACACTGCTGGTCGTTTTGACTTTAGGTTATCACAGTCAACCACAACTGGTCTTGCAGAGGGTACA